TGAAGGGATGGTCTCCTTGGAGACAAGCCGGTGTCCACATGGTTGATACCATTACTAAATTAAATCCAGATGTTCTAGAAGTAGCAAAGAAATCTTTTTTGAAAGATATCTTGTCTAACTTAAAGAAGGACGATCTAGATATGCTACAAGTGCATGATGAATTCACCGCTGTGAATGGTTGTGCTGGTGTAGCTTATGTTGATGGTATTAATAGAAATACTTCTGCAGGTTTTCCTTGGAAGAAATCCAAGAAATTCCTCTTGAAGAATATGGAAGATCCTAAAAATCCAGATGCAGTTATTCCTAGTGAAGCCGTAATGGAGAGGATGCGTCAATATGAAGACCATGCAAAACAGGGTATACGTAGTATGCCTGTTTTCGTTGGCCATTTGAAAGATGAAGCTGTCACTTACGAAAAGGCAGCAGCAGGTAAAACAAGAGTTTTTACTGGAGCACCTTTCGATTGGTCCATTTTGGTCAGGAAGTATTTATTGAGTAGTATTAGGTTGATGCAGAATAAAAGATATGTCTTTGAATCTGCTCCTGGTACGATAGCTCAATCGAGTGAGTGGGACGATTTTTATCATTATTTAACCGCTCATGGGGAAGATAGAATTGTAGCTGGTGACTATTCAAAATTTGATAAGAAAATGCCACCAGAGATTATTCTAGCATCTTTTGAAATTATTAAAGAGATGTGTGAAGCCAGTGGGAATTTCACTCCTGAACAATTGAGAGTGATAACTACAATAGGTTATGACACAGCATTTCCTCTGGTTGATTTCAATGGAGACTTAGTGATGTTTCATGGATCCAATCCATCCGGACATCCGCTTACAGTAACAATTAATGGATTAGCAAATTGCTTATACATGAGATATTGTTACTGGATTTTGAATCCAGAACATGAATGTGATAGTTTCAAAATCAATGTTAATTTGATGACATATGGTGATGATAATATCATGGGTGTGAGACCTGGAATCGAGTGGTTTAACCATAAAGATATCAGTGAGTGTCTAGCTCATGTAGGTATTGGTTATACCATGGCAGATAAAACTTCAGAATCTATTCCTTTTATTAATATTCGCGACGCTTCTTTCTTGAAACGTTCGTGGCGATATGAGGAAGAGTTAGAAAAGTTTGTTTGCCCTTTAGAGTGGGATTCCATTGAGAAAATGCTCATGGTTTGGACGATATCTAAGACAGTTAGCCTTGAAGAACAAGGTATGGCTGTCATTGAAACTGCCTTGCGTGAGAGTTTTTGGTATGGAAGATCAACCTTCAATCGCATGACAAAACTCATGCAAAAGACGGTAAAAACTCTAAATTGGGAAGATTGGGTTAAAGAATCCACTTTTCCTACCTTCGCTGAATTATGTAAACAATACACGATTCAGTCGGAGAAATTAGAATCTAGACAATGAGGTGGTTACACCTCACAGGCATATGGCACATGTCTGAATTGAAAGCAAAAGAGCCTCCTGTATTATATATACTGATTGCATATTAAATTTACACTTCATTCTAGATAGACAATAGCGTGGATAGTATAGGATAGTCAACTGGGGCGTTCCCCCAAAACCTTTTTAGGTATATGTTTGTTGGCCATAAAAATAATGGAGTGCTTTATAGCACGTATAAGTGTTGTGCTATATCGTAGACCCCACTTGCGCAAACAATTAAGAATTTTGAATTTAGCTCCACCGAGGGCTTTTTAGTTATTACCCGTGTAGAATTAGAAGAATTGCTTGAAGGCTATTTAGGTCCTCATGCAAATACTTTGAGAGAATTGCTTGATTACAAACAAACGAAGTATTATATTCCTACTACAACCTGGATTCAGGCTTGTTGTTACAAGGATGATCAGGAACCAGAATTACAATCTGAGATCGACAGAGATGACAATGTATTGGCACCCGATGTTGAACAATCAGAAACCCTACAATTCTTCCATGAAGATGGAGGTCATGTGGGGGGTATAGCTGGCACTGTAGAGGAAGCTCCAGACAAGGGAGTTAATACAGAAATTGAAGACTATTTGTCTCGACCTATCTGTATTGCTAACGTGTCTTGGACCGAAAATACGAGATTGGACTTAGCCACAATAAAACCATGGCAGCTTTATCTCAACAACGCTTTTGTTAAAAAGAAAATCAACAATTACAGATTTTTGCGCGGTGATTTGGAACTTACATTCCAAATTAATGCCTCTCCTTTTTATTTTGGGAGAGTTTTATTTTCATATTTACCATGTGACGCTGATACACCAGCACCGATTATTACCGATACCGGTTCTTATAGACATATCATGTTATATTCCCAAAGACCTAAGGTCGAAATGGACGTTTCTAAAAGTGAGACAGCAGCAATGCTTTGTCCTTTTATTTATCCTAGGGAGTTTGTTGATTTGACTAATAACACCGAGGTTGGATATCTTGGTGCTTTAAGTTATATGTCATATGGTACACTTGACAACGCAAATAACGTTGCAGGTGAAACAATTAATATTCATGTTGTGCAAAAATTGTCAACTATGAGCTGGCTGGAGCAACTGTTGCTGCAGAATTACAGTCTTCTTTTAAGAAGAAGAAACCAGCAACGAAGAGCTTTTTTATGGGCGCTTCCCAGAGAACTGCTACACCAGCTAAAAGTGAATCCAATCCGAAATATACGGTTTCTGGAGTTGCTTCTAGTGTAGCTAAGACAGCAGGTATGTTGAAACATGCTCCTGTTATAGGTTCTTATGCTTCAGGCGTAGAAGTTGCAGCAAAAGGGGTGGCTGGAGTTGCTTCGCATTTTGGTTACACAAATGTACCAAATGTTGAAGGAACCTCACAATACACGCCAGCTTGTTATCCACATGCTGCCACACAGGATATTATTATGCCAAGAGAAAATTTGGTTATTGATCCGAAAAATATGATCACTATAGACACG